AGAAGAGCTGGTTGTGCGTAGGTATTACTCAGAAGGCGGATTAAGAAAATGGGTTCAAGACAAATGGGTCGACATTGGAGCACCGAAGAAGGACGGCAAGTATCAACCTTGCGGAAGATCGAAGGGGAGCAAAAGAAAATATCCGAAGTGCGTACCACTTGCAAAAGCCACACGGATGACAAAAGGTCAAAAGGCATCTGCTGTCAAACGAAAAAGAGCAGCGGGTAATACAGGACCAAAACCTAAAAACGTTAGAACATTTGCTAGTGCAGGCGGTTACATTGGACCAGCAATTAATTCTACATACGCAGGTAAGAAATTAAATAATCCATCATATGGAAAATATTATAAAGGAATGATTTAATGAGAAAAGACTTTGCAAAAGGTACTCCCATTCCTAGAACTAAAAAGAACTACAGACCTACAAAGTCTGGAGCAGGCATGACTCAAGCAGGTGTCAAGGCCTATAGAAGAGCAAATCCTGGAAGTAAACTAAAAACAGCTGTGACAGGAAAAGTGAAGCCTGGATCGAAAGCTGCAAATCGCAGAAAATCATACTGCGCTAGATCACTAGGACAATTAAAAAGGTCATCTGCAAAAACAAGAAACGATCCTAACTCACGTATCCGTCAAGCAAGAAGGAGATGGAAATGTTAAAGAAAAAAGGAGCAATTAAAAAAGTTATTAAAGGTTTGAAAAAAGCCTCTAAAACACATGCTGCTCAAGCTAAAACATTAAAAGGAGTTATAGGTGGATCAAAAACTAAACGCACTTAAAAAAAGATACGAAGCACAAATAGCTGAATCATTGGCAACATTAAATATATATGTTAAAGATTCTGTAGGTATAGGTGAACATCCACAGCATTTAGATGAAATGGATAAGTTATTACAGGTCATAGTAGATGCAGAAGAAAAAATAAAAATAATAGAAAGGTATGTTAAATAATGCACGATATAGAACTAATCACTAAAATACAAAGACAGTTAAAAGATCTCTACCAAAACATTGGTGACTCAATGATTAGTGGTGGGGTTGACAATATGGAAAAATATAAGTATATGCTAGGACAGGCACATGCCTACCAATATATTTCACAGGAAATCTCTAACCTGCTAAACAAGAAGGAGCAAAAAAATGAGCAAGGAACCGTTATTGACCTCGGACAAAGAGGTCCCAAAGCATAAAAACGCTTTGGAAGAAAAGTATAAAGAACAAAAAGTTGAATCTGTTGAAGAAGCAAAAAGAATAGATGAGACTAATGTTGGATCAATTAAAGATGAATTACCACAACCATCTGGTTGGAGGCTTTTAGTTTTACCTTTTACACCAAAAGAAAAAACTAAAGGTGGTATTATTATTGCACAAGAATCTTTAGACAAAGCAAGAATCGCAACGAATTGTGGTTATGTTGTAAAGATGGGACCAATGGCTTATGGAGATAAAGAAAAATTTCCAACAGGTGCTTGGTGCAAACAAGGAGATTGGGTGATCTTTGCAAGATACGCAGGATCACGTTTACCAATAGAAGGTGGAGAAGTCCGTCTTCTTAACGACGATGAGGTTTTGGGTACTATTAAGGATCCAGAATCTGTATTGCATTACATTTAACATAGGAGGAAACTATGCAAGAAGAAAATAAAAATGACGTGCCTATGGTTGATATTGATACCTCTGGAGAAGATACTGAAGTTATTCTTGAGAATCCAAAACCAGAGAATGAAGTAGAAACCAAGGAAGAAGACTCTAGCCCCGCGCCACAAGCTGAAGAACCTAAAGAAGAGAAGGTAGAAGCGAGTGACGAGAAGCCAGAAGCTAAACAGGAAGAAAAACCTGAAGAGAAGAAAGAAGAATTAGAAACGTATTCAAAAGACGTTCAAAGAAGAATAGCTAAACTTACGAAGAAATGGAGAGAAGCACAAAGACAAGCTGACGAAGCTTTATCTTTTGCTAGAAACCAAAAAGAACAAAAAGAAAAACTTCTAAAGAAATATTCTAAAGTTGAACAAGCTGGTGTTAAAGATAGAGAAGCTAGAATTACATCTGGTTTACAAGCAGCAGCGGCTAAGTTAGCAGCAGCAAAAGAAGCAGGAGATCTTGCGGCAGAAGTTGAAGCTGGTAAAGAGATTGCTAGACTTGGATACGAAGAAGCAAGACTTAATGAAGCAAAAGCAGCATATGAAGATATGGCTAAAGCTGAACCAAAAGAAGTGGAAATACCTAAAGTATCTCCTCAACAAACAGCTCAACCAGATCCAAAAGCGGAAGCATGGGGAGCTAGAAATAGATGGTTTGGTACAGATACAGCTATGACATATACTGCATTTGATCTACACAAAAAACTAGTGGATGAAGAAGGATTTGACCCTCAATCAGAAGAGTATTATTCTGAAATTGATAAAAGAATAAGACTTGAATTCCCTCACAAATTTGATAATAATGAGGATAAGGTTCAAAATAATACGACCAAACCGACACAAATAGTAGCTTCAGCGAAGCGAAGTGTAAATAGATCTGGTCGCAAAACCGTGAGACTCACACCTTCTCAGGTTGCTATCGCTAAAAAATTAGGAGTGCCATTAGAAGATTATGCAAAACAATTAAAAATCACGAAGGAGGTATAGCATATGGAAAACGATAAAATGAAGACCCCGCGTGCGAGCCAGTCAAGAGAAAAAGACAAGAGACCTCAGACTTGGACTCCACCATCTAGCTTAGATGCACCACCTGCGCCAAACGGATTCAGGCACAGATGGATACGAACTGAAGTTTTAGGATTTGACGATACTAAAAACATGTCAGGTAAAATGAGATCCGGATGGGAATTAGTGAGAGCTGATGAATATCCTGACTCAGAGTATCCACAACTGAAAGACGGCAAATACGCAGGAGTGATCGGAGTTGGAGGCCTAGTGTTGGCTAGGATACCAGAGGAGATCGCCAAATCTCGAGAAGCTTATTTTGCTCAGCAAACTAAGGACAGAGACGACGCAGTAAACAACGATCTTATGAAGGAGCAACATTCAAGTATGCCAATCAACGCTGATAGGCAGACTCGTGTAACTTTTGGTGGTACGAAGAAATAATTTCTTTGTGATATCAAAAACACATTAATGTTAACCCGCAAGACTACGGATAGTAGTTTTGCAAAAGGAGAAAAATATGGCAAACCAAGACGCTGCTTTCGGATTGAGAGCAATCGGAAAAGTTGGTCAGAATAGAGATAACCAAGGTTTGAGTGAGTACTCAATTGCTGCAAGTTCATCTGCGATCTATCAAAACGATCCAGTAAAAACTTCAGGCGGCTACTTATTAGTAGCAGGCGCTGGCGGTAATTTGAGAGGAGCTCTTACTGGTGTTTTCTTTACAGATGCATCAACTTCCAAGCCTACATTTGCAAACCATTTGGAGGCATCAAATACAGCGACTGACATTGTTGGATTCGTAGCAGACGACCCTTACGAAAGGTTCGAAATACAATCAAACAATTCAGGAGCTTCTGCAGTGACAGACGTAGGAAAAACTGCTGATTTAGCTTACGCAGCTGGATCATCACCTAACTATGTTTCTAAAGTAGAGTTAGATGACTCAACTTTAAACACTACAGCTCAACAACTTAAAATCATGGGAATCAGTAAAGATCCAGACAACAGTGACGTAGCTTCGGCTAATGTTAACTTTCAAGTCATTATTGCTGAACATGAGCTTAAAGTAACAACAGGCACGTAATAGGAGGATAAAATTATGGCAATAAGTAGAGGACAACTAGTTAAAGAACTAGAGCCAGGTTTGAATGCACTATTCGGCTTGGAATATAAAAGATATGAAAATCAGCATGCTGAAATTTTCGACACAGAAAACAGTGACAGAGCTTTTGAAGAAGAAGTAATGTTATCTGGTTTCGCAAATGCTCAAGTTAAACCTGAAGGTTCAGGCGTGACTTTTGACAATGCACAAGAAACTTTCACAGCTAGATATTCGCACGAAACAATCGCGTTAGCATTTGCTATCACGGAAGAAGCTATCGAAGACAATCTTTACGATAGACTAGCTTCTAGATACACAAAAGCTTTAGCGAGATCGATGGCAAACACTAAGCAAGTAAAAGCTGCGAATGTATTAAACAATGCATTCAACAGTTCATTTGCTGGTGGTGACGGAGTAGAACTATGTTCTGCTGTTCACCCAACGATAGCTGGAACTTTCTCAAATGAATTAGGCACATCAGCTGATCTTAACGAAACATCGTTAGAGCAGTCTTTAATTGATATCGCCGCGTTCACTGATGAGAGAGGTCTTAAAATTGCAGCAAGAGGAGTAAAAATGATTATTCCTTCTGAGCTTCAATTTACTGCTGAGAGATTGATGAAATCTCAAGGTAGAGTTGGAACAGCTGACAATGATATTAACGCAGTAGTATCAATGGGGATGGTTCCTCAAGGTTATGTAGTGAACAACTACTTAACTGACACTGATGCGTTCTTCATCAAGACAGATGTACCTAACGGATTAAAAATGTTCGTTAGATCTCCAATTAAGACAGCTATGGAAGGTGACTTCGATACAGGTAACGTAAGATACAAAGCTAGAGAGAGATATTCTTTCGGATTCTCAGACCCTAGAGGTATTTTCGGTTCACCTGGTGCGTAATCACTAGATTAACTGAATAATTAAGGGCGGCTCTTGTAGCCGCCCTTTTTTTATGATAGAAAGAAAAAACCCATGAAAACTTTCCGAGTACAAATCAGAGCATATGGCTATCATGCTGACTTCAATCTTGTGTCAGAAGATGAGGATAAAGCTTTTGAAAATGCACTAGTTGACAAACTAGGAGAAAATGATATTGTATGGGAAAAAGATGGATTTACTAGTAAATCTAAAATGTGGTTAACCTATGAGGAGGTTATAAATGACACACGTTCAGGAACTCTACACGAAGAAAAGAGGACTAGAACTTGAATGGTCGCAGCACTATAATCAGGAGAAAAGATATACTCTTGATATGGTGAGAATTGATGACAAAATTAGACAAGTCATCAGTCACATCAAATTAGCTGAAGCACAAGTTGCTCAACAGACTAATAAGATAGAAGACGCTGCACCTGACGTTTCTGTAGCTACGTAACACAAAAAACGCTACATCGCTGAAATCGCACTTTCTATTAAGGCTCTCTTGCACTTCTTACAAAACTAAGCTATAAATTACGCACCATACATTAATAAAACAAAATAAATGTAGACGCGTATGGTCGACATCCCTAGGGACTAC